GTTTGGGCAGATAGGTATGAATGCTTGTGGCCTTGAATTTGGAGAGAAGTTAACATCTATGTATCACCATATTTTAGAGAATGATGAAACGATGTTTGATATGAATTCTTTCTTGAGTGATCGGTGTTGGATAGATTCTGATTATTCCAAATATGATAAACGTTTATTACTCCTATCATATGGAGCTTACGTTTTATGGTTGTTGGTTCAGAAAACTCCATTTTATCAAGTTAATCCACGAGAACGAAATCGTGTGAAGTTAATTCTTCAATCATTACAACAATATGTGGTCATAATAGGGAATGATGTTTTCCTAATGAATAAAGGATTGCCCAGTGGTGTTTTTGGTACCGCCTGGTTGAATTGTATATGTGAGCTTTTAATAGAAATATTACAGTTTTACTTCAATTTATATCAGAGGAACCAATCGAGTTCTGGTGCATCTTCATATTCATTAATTCCTCGTTATGGTAATTTTGTTAGTGAGGGTTTCAAAGAGGTTAATTTCTTTCGTGTTGTCTCACTTATAAATTATGGTGATGATAATTTAAAAGCTATATCTCGGAAATATAGATCAGTGTACGATCATCAATATATAATGAATTTTTCAGATTGGATTTGCATGGGTATAACACCTGCACGAAAATCTGAGAAAGAGATATATTTGAAAAATGTTACACAAGTCCTATTCCTTAAACGGACTCCCGTTTGGAATGAGACTATAAATGGAATAGTTGGCCAATTGGAATTTGAATCAATTGGTCGTATGTTGGGTTATACAGACTCAAATGTTCCAGAATGGGAGTCAATGGTGATAACTCAGGCCACTCGAGAGTTGGCCTGTCACTCTAAACCAATATATGATACATTCTGTCGTGTTTTTAATGTTAATAAAAACCAACAGGAAATGTTATATGAGGTTTATTCAGCTAATGCTGTTACATGGGGTTTCACAGATGGTGAAACTATATTGTACAACATTGAGCAAATTTTCGACGCTCAGTCGACGCCGTACCAGGGCGATCAAAACAAGGTAATTTAATTATGAATACCTTGTCTGGTGTTCTTATTTAAACTAGCTTGGCTGGTTTTTC